GTAAAGGATGGGGTAAGGATGGTGATTGTTATATTACATTTGAAGATTTAGAAAAATTACTTAAGGATAGAGGTGAGGCTTGTTTCCTTATGAGAAGAAAGTCAAAAGTATCATGAGTGAAGAAAACAAAGAGACAGTTGTAGAGTGTAAGCACGGATTTGTTCAAGACAGTATTATGTCGAGGCTTAAGCAAGAAAGTACTTGGCGTGGTATTATTACTGTTGCTACTTTACTTGGTTGGAGATTGGCTCCGGATCAAGCTGAGTCTATCATAACAGCTGGTGCTTCATTAGTAGGTACAATCAATATTCTCAAAAAAGACTAATGAACGATACTGGTCATTGGCGTAATACCCTTATTAAGGAGGGTATTGATGGTGTACCTTTTGGGTTTATTTACCTTATAACTAATAATACTAATAATAAGAAGTATATTGGTAAAAAGCAGTGTCTAACCACTAAAAAAAGAGCGCCCTTAAAGGGTAAGAAAAATAAAAGACATAGTATTGTTGAAACTGACTGGAAAACATACACTTCTTCCTCAAGACAGTTAAATGAGGATATAATATCGATTGGAAAAGATAATTTTACCTTTGAGATTCTAATGTTTTGTGATTCAAAGTGGCAGTTGGCATATGAGGAGACGAAAATACAGTTTGAGAAGGAGGTATTATTAAGAGGTGATTATTATAATGGTATAATAAATTGCCGAATTGGTAAAAGAAAGCAATAAGGAACGTTCATATAATATGGATGTGAGTACAGGTGTAAAATTGGCAGAAGAAAATAGACAGCTTTATGACCAGAGGCGTGATATAGTATTTGTTGATCTTAATAGCTATCTTACTGATTCGTTTAATGAATATAATCTATATATTGCAGAGAACGAGCTCAAACTAACACGTAAAGAGAAAAACAAGCTTGGTATTCACTTTATTATTAAGCATTTGCTTGTAGCAGTTAGATCTACCAACAAAAAGAAGTGGTTTTACTGTAGGGTATGTGAGGATTCAGAGGAGACCAAACTAGTAAAGCGTATTTTTAACTCATTACCAACAAACATAATGTATGGTAAGTGTGAGTGGTATGAGTTCATAAAGGGACTTGACTATAATGTATATAAGAGGAAGGATGGTTCTAGTGTATCATTTCAGAAGTTTAGACAATTTTTAAAACGATACGAGCTACAACAACTCGAACGAGAGTTTTTAGGAGATATAAATGTAAAACTCTCCCTCCTTCCATAAATATATACATGAGTAAATTTCTAGAGCAAGTAGAAGATGAAATGTCGTCTCTAGGTACTGAAATACCTTCACAGGAGATTTCAATAGCCATAAGAGAAGCCTTAAATAGTATTGACGGTGTGACTGCTGTACCAACAAAGATGTCAAGTTCTTCAGAAGATGATAGAGTTAGAGTTAAATGGCGTGGTAAGGAAGAGTTTATGATTGAAATTAGCCCTGTAAGTGTAGAGGATCAAGAAGATCCACTTACGAAAAAGAAGGTTGATGCACTTTCAACTTTACTAAGTGTTAAGACACCAAAGATAGCAATACCAGGTACTGTCTCTTCTGAAGTTAAAAAAACACAAAAAGCTGCTCTTACAAAGCTGCGAGCTGATATAGCCAGATAATATAATGAAGACATTAAAATTAATTGAACAATATAAGGCTCTACTTGAGCAGGACGCTGACCTAGAATCTGTTGATGCTACTGATGTGGTAGAGCAGCCTGAGGTGCCAGTTACTCTGACTCCAGAGGGTGAGAGATATTTAGTTGACTTACTTGTTAAGGCATTCTTGCATGTACCTGATGAGAGTGAAGGCAAGATTGTTAAGGAGCTTCAGTCTACACTACTTGATAGTAATCCAAAAGATGTAGCCGAGTCGATTGAGAACATGCTTGAGCTAAGTGTTAATGATACAAAAAAGATGCTTAATCTTACAACTGACATTAACTAATTATGAATTACGGTAAGAAGGCGTTAGAGAATTTATATAGCGGTATTGCAGGTAAGCCTGTACAACCTAGAAAGCACTTAAATGTATTAGGTGAAGCTAAGGTTACTTTTGAGTATGAAGGTAGTGAACCTGAAACAGTTGAGATATCTGATGAGAATGCCCGTGAGTTACGTAATATTGCTGATGTAAGTACAACAAGAAACCCTATGATTATGAAAGTCGATGGTAAGTGGGTTGGTTCAGATAGAATTACTAAAAAACAGATAGCAGATACATACGCAGAGGTAAGAGACATGTCTGATATGGGCACTATAGATAAGCAAATTACAGAAATTGCTACTAAAGCTACTATCTTCGATACACCTGTAAGTAGTTATGACGAGACATTACAAAATATTAGAACGTTTCTAATTGAAAGTGCAAAATTAACTCTCGAAAAAAGAAATGAAAGTACTAGTAAACGTTCAATTAAGACTGAATTAAGTAGAATTTTAAATATTGTTAAAAGTGGTGAATTACAAAAATCTTTTGTATCGTATTTAAATTCACTCGAACCAGGTACATTTGATATATGGACAGCAACTGATCCGGAAAATAATGATAATAATATTTATTTTGCATTAGATACGGAAGTAGGTAAAGCCTTACAAGTAATGAGACCAGCGAGCGATAAAGCAGCTACTAGAGGTGCAGCCGGTCCAGGTGAAGCTTTGTTAGCTTTCTTATATGGTGGTGTTAAACCAAAAGGGTCTGGTGATATTCTATTATCATCTGGTGATGGTGATAGTATTGAGTTAAAGAAACAAGAGGGTAGAATAGGTAAGCATATTAAATCGGCTAGTGTTAAGGCATTACAGCAACTCTTTTACGGTAAAAGTCCAGGTGTATCATTAAGGGGTGAATATATTGCTGCAACTCGTGGAGAAGAACCTGATACTATTTATAAGGATATACAAGATCCTTTACCAGAGGAGATGGCTAAGTCATTAGGGCTTGAAGATTCTACCCAAACGATTTTTTCACAAGAAAAATTAAAGAATATACAAGACATCTATGGTAAGGATCTTATTGGTAAACATAAATTTATCAATAAAACCGGTGCATGGAATAATAAATTACCTAACCCACCGGGTGACATCGCAGCTAATCAACTTAAACAGTCAAGTAATGAAATATTAACAAATATGAGTGTTGTAGAGTTTCTAGACGAATATTCTGGCGTGACGGAAGGTGAAAAGGACGTTAAGTTTAATAATAATCTACCTGATCAAAAGGTATCGGATGTTTTAGACTCATTACCTGGTAACTCTCCAAGACAAAAAATCGCAAATCTTATCGGTGTATGGCATCTAAAATATTATATGTCACACATTAACCCTTTTAAATGGTTACTAGTATATCAACCTGATGGTACGGCAGCGGCTATTACATATGATACTATAATCAATACACCAGCTATAGAATTGGTTGGAGTAATGAACGATAAACATCTACAATTTGGTATTCGTCCAGACGATCAGGGCTTCCATATTGAAGTACACAAATAATTATGAAAAACTTTCAACAATATTATGAGGCGTATAGTCTCCTAGAAGAAAAGGCAGCAAACACTCACCTTACTCACTTAGAAGAGTTAGTTCTAACGAAGGGTAAGGATGGTTATACAACAGCTAGAGGCTTCCTGACTGACTTATTGTCTCATTTGCAGGGTAAAAGTAAAAGAAAGATTGGTACTACTGTTAAATGGGATGGTGCACCAGCAATCTTCTGCGGTATTCATCCTGAGACAGGTAAATTCTTCGTTGGTACTAAATCAATCTTTAATAGAGAGCCAAAAATTAACTATGATGATCAAGATGTTGAGATCAATCATGGACATGCTCCTGGTTTGGCAGACAAACTTAAAAAGGCACTTAAGCATCTTCCAAAGCTTGGTATTAGAAACATCATGCAGGGTGACTTTATGTTTGATTCATCAACAATCCAAAAAGAAGAGATTGATGGTGTTCCACATTATACCTTTATGCCTAATACTATTAAGTATGCTGTTGAAGTTGACAGTAAGCTTGGTAAGGAGCTAGCAAACTCTGTATTTGGTATTATATTTCACACAGAATATAGTGATCTAAATAGTAGAGCATCGTTTGGTGCTAAAGTTAATAAGCTTAAAAAGGCACCTGGTGTATGGTTCGATGATGCATTCTTCAAAGATGATACTGGTATCGTTACATTAGCTACTGATGAAGCAAAGCAAGTTAGAGATTATATTAAGACAGCTGACTCAATTAAAGTTAACTACAAAAATATTCCTTCTGATCTGCTTAACATCTATATTAACACCGAGATTCGTGAAGGTAAGTTCCTTGAGAACCCGGAAGAGTCTTACAACAACCTTATCACATGGTTTAAGTCTAGAATGGCTAAAGAGATTGATAAGAGAAAGAGTAAGAGAGGTAAGCAGAGTATTGAGGAGAGCTTCAAGATGAAGTTAGCTAACATTGAAAAGGAACAAGGCAATATTGTCAATTTGTTTAAGGTATCAAAACTACTTTCACAAGCAAAGCAGATGTTTATTAACAAATATAACTCTGCTGTTTATACTACAAAGCATTTTGTTGATAATGGTGATGGTACACTTAAGGTAACAGCACCTGAGGGCTATGTAGCCGTTTCAAGAGACGGTGGTGCAGTTAAATTAGTAGATAGACTCGAGTTTAGTAGAGCTAACTTTGCAAAAGATAAGCCAGGATCATGATTACATTTAAGGAATATTTTGAAGGTGAGGAGACTCATGAAACAGTAGCGTTACTACCGGGTGGTTATAAGCCACCAACTAAGGGACACTATAATGCATTTAAATATATACTCCAGGATGCTGATAAGGGTGTTATCTTAATTGGTAAGAAGGAACGTGATGGTATTACTGCTGATCAGGCAAGAGACATTTGGGAGGTATATGCCAGATATTTGGGTAAACCTATTGAAGTAGCTATTGCTGGTGTTACACCAGTTAGATCTGTATATGAATTTGCTGATGCAAATAAGGATATTAAAATTATCGTTGGTGCTGGTGATAAAGATGAAGATGTAAAGCGCTACGAGTACTTTGAAAAAAATATTGAGAAGTATCCATTAGTACAGGTAGTTAAGATACCTATGCAAGAGGAAGGTATATCAGGTACACAAACACGTAATATGATAGCTGACGATATTAGTACTGCAGTAGATTACTTTACTCCAGAAGAAATTAACCAGACTGATAAAGATATTATAAAAGATATATTATCCGCCTAAATAATAACATGAGGAATAATCCTAAACTAGATTTAATTGCAGAGGCTTATATGAGTGGAGTTGCTCCACAAGCCATTGTTGTAGATGTACAGTCACAAGAAGGTGGCTGCGTAGATGCTGCTCAAGGTTGTCATTGCGGTGGTTGCCCTGAATGCTCTAACGTTGAGAGTGGTCAGCAAGAAGAGCATGACCCTACTGAGATTAAGATGGCCCTTGCAGAGCTCATGAAGGCAAAGGAGTACGCTGGTAAGCTCGAAGAGATGCTACAATCAGCTCACGGACTTGAGGGCTGGACGGCGGCAAAAATCACTAAGGCGTCAGATTACCTATCGTCTGTATATCACTGGCTAGCATATGAGTCAGGTAACGGTGATTGTGAGAAGAGTCAGTTCAATCTCGGTCATGAAGATGGTGAGGTTGATGCTTATGAAGA